CCTCTTCTTTTGTCGACGGGTTTTGTTTCGTGAGCAGATACTCGTTGATCTTATTCTGTCAGGCAATTGCTATGTACTCATAACGGGGCCACTCAGCAGCCCCTCTTCTCTGTTTCGATTGCATCCGGATAACGTTGAGATCATCACAGATCAAAATAGGGGAATAGTGGGCTACAAATATACGGACGGCGGGCAATCTGTGCAATATCCAGTCGAGAGAATACTGCATACACGAAACGCGAGTTGGAAGGCCGGCGCGGGCGGTGAACTCTACGGAACGGGAGCGATCGAAAGTTTATCAAGAGAAATCAACATCGACATCAATGCAACGAAACTCGCAAGCGAACTATCGAGCCAAGGGCGGCCGGACGTGCTTCTTTCTCCGAAAGATGACGCCGACATATGGGGAAAAGAGCGAAGAAGAGAAATTCTTGATAGTTATCGCAATATGACAGACAAGGGCGGGGCTATCGTGCTATCTGGACAAGTCGATGTCAAAACGCTCAACCTGACACCTCGAGAAATGGAGTTCCAAGCGGCGCGAGAAATGGCACGTGAAAACATATCTGCCGTTATGGGTGTTCCTTCTACGATCCTCGGGCTGCCGGATGCAAACTATGCGACCGCTCGACAGAGCACGATTATCTATTGGGATATACAGAGCAAAAGAGGGCGAAAGATGGAATTGCTTTTCACGCAGATTGCAAAGATGTTCGATAGTTCTCTGCGCGTGGAAATAGATTACTCTGGCGTCGACGCATTGCAGGATCTTCGAACTTCCAAACTCGAGCGCATTGAGAAGCATATCTTGATCGGTGGAATGCCGGCAAGCGAGGCATATGCTTATGAAGGGCTAACAGATAGCCCGTTGCAGGCCACAGAAGAAGAAGTACGAGAAGAAGAAGAACGGGCGATACATCTTGCACGATTCTTTCACGAGATGGAAACGAAGGCAAAAGAAGACGAACTTGCGAAGGTCGGCAACAAGAGAGAAGCATTCGAGCAAATGCCTGCGGCGTCACAGAAAGGCGTGGAAAACAAAGCAAAAGAGCACAATGAAGAGTACGGAGACGATCCCAAGCGCAAGACGACAAAATTCACTCTTGCTGTTGTGTGGTGGCGTGGAATAGGAGCCTACAAGAACAACCCTGCCAGCGTTCGCCCGTCCGTGAAAAGCCCCGAACAATGGGCAATGGCTCGCGTTAACAGTTATTTGTATGCTCTTCGTAATCAGAAGTATCGATCTGGAAAGCACGATACAGATTTACTTCCCGAAGGTCACGACATGAATCAAAAAAAAAAATTGCTTGAGGATTATAAGATTAGGGGATCGGTAGGGGATCGCAATCCTACGAACTTCCCAGAAGATGGAGATAATAAAGAAGTCGCTCTGCGTAATAGCCAATATGCTCGCTTCCCGTGGAAAGAAGCGCAGCAATTAAAAGAAGAGTGGCCTGAGATATGGCGCAAGGGCGGAAACATTCTAGGCAATACGCAATTCAATAGACTAAAGCCGATCGCTGAGCGTGGTAGCAGCATTGCAACAACAGAAACCGAAGAGATGGCAATAAGATTGCGCGAGGCTTGGGCGGCGCGACACGAAGGCGACTTCAGGCTTGCGGGCGTTGTTGCGCAGATAAAATGGCTTGTTGTTGGTGATCGTGGTATATCTCATATGCGCGCAGTAATAAGCGAAGCAAAGCAGAAACTGAGCAAGAAGAGCATCGAGACAAAAGAGCGAACGAAAGAGGATCGATCGGCTTATTGGCACAACTGGATTGCGAAGAAAGTCGAACCAACAGAGAAAGCCTTCGAGCGCGTTGCATATCGTTACCTCACCGGGGCAAAAGGTCGTTACCTGAATCGACTAGACGAAATCTTGAGAGAAGCAAGATCTTTTCAAGCGCAGGAAACAAGGGCAATCAACTGGACGAGTCTGCTATCGAGCGCTGCAGAACTCCGAATAATGAAAGATACGATCGGTCGGTTTTATAACGATACTTGGATACTCAGTGGAAACGAAGCGATCGACGACATATACGGGCTACTCGGAAAGAATAGGCCGCTTGATTTACGCTTCGGTGATCGTCGATTGATGGAAAAGGAAATGGGTAGATTTATCGGCGAAATAGACGAAACAACAAGAGGAAAGATGCGCAAGTTAGTTCGAGATGGAATAGAGAACGGATTAAGTAATCAAGAGATCGCAAAGAAGATCAGCGAATCGGGCGCATTCGCCCCTTCTCGTGCTCGTATGATTGCCCAGACTGAAACAACAAGCGCAATCAATCAAGCAACGAACCAAGCATACAGGCAGATTGAAAAAGAAGAAGATGTTAAGATCTTGAAAGAGTGGATTTCTTCAAATGACGATAGAGTACGCGAAGAGCATCAACAACTAGACGGCAAGATCGTTCCAGCAAGTGAAGACTTCACGGTCGGATCGTATAGCGGCAGCGCTCCGGCCGGATTCGGAGCGCCTGAGATGGATATAAATTGCCGTTGCACTATTGCACCGATTGTTCAGGGTTGATTTCAGATAAAACAAACAAACAGCAATCAAGCCCTCCGAAGAGGGCTTTTTTGTTTTAGTAATCTCTCATAATATGCTCACGGAGAGCAAGATAAATCTTTTCAGGCTCTTCTTTTGTGATCTGTGACAACGCCTCTATTAGAAATATAGTGTTTACTGTGCGAGGATGGCTAGTTCCTTGTATCCAGTGCGTTACGTAGCGTCTATCTATACCCAAGCGGCGTGAAAGGCTTGTAACGTCTATTTTGTGCTTGTTACAGTATTGTTTCAGCCACTTGCCGAATTTATTCTTTGATTTAATGTTAACTTTCTTCATTGTCTATTGATGTAGCATATATCTCTTGAGAAATGCAACTTCATATCGAAGAGCATCGAGTGCGTGATCATTCTTCTTAATCGGCTTGTCTTTTCCCGCCCCTTCACTCCAACGATACAAGCGAAACTCTTTCAGTAGATTCCGGCAGTTATTGTGAATGATTAAATGTGGCTTTCCTTCCGCATCCAGCGCAAGGCGCTCTTTTACCCAGTTGATTGTCTCAATGACGCCGACGTGCTTTGGTGCGTTCTTCGTTTCGATCCCGCACTCTCTAGACAATGTTAGTCTTCCGTCACGTGATTCAGGATCTGCAACCGTCCAGCGGAAATCCGTATTTGGATTGCGATTATTCAAGATACGCCCGTTCTCTACTGTCGTTCGTTCGGTGGCGTAATATTCATCGTATACGTGCAATACGTCGTCTCTTTCGTCGTGCGCGAAATACAGACAAGCAAAAGGGTTCTTTACACCGAAGTCGATCGATCGATCGCGGGGCCAATGTGCAGGCGGATCGAACGATTCGACTACATGTATCGATCTTGATAGTTCAGGATACACTACGCCCTGTTGATTTGTAAAGTCTCCAAACAATCGAGAGCGCTGGCTCTCTTCGCTCATATGCGAGATTGCTCTGCGCAACTTCACACTCGAAATCCAAGGATTGTCTAGCCCTGATATTGCATATTGTGTGTAGCCGGATTGTGGATTCTCGAAGAAGATGTCGTGAGGCCATGTAATACCCTTTAATGGCGTCATTGTAAGCACTACGATCCCCTTATAATCGATGCATCGTAGCATACACTCGTCAAAGATGTCTTGTGGGTGCTCTTCATCTAGTATCACAAGCGACACGGCCCCGCCCTGATATTTCTCTCTTCCACTTTCGGCGCTCATTGACAGGATCTTTCCTCCGTTCGGAAAGATTGCGCTCGCTCTATCCTGTGCTCGCCATCTGATAAATCTTGTGTTCAGCGGGCAATACTTTTCCAATTTCGGCCGGAGATATGTCAAGGCATCCCCGTACGACAACGCACTAACCCAGACCTCGCTCGGCTCTTCAGGAATAAGATCGGGCGGTAGATTATTCAATCGAAGCCATTCACGTACCCACCACTCTTTCCGCCCGCCCGCAAATGCTACGGCGAGCATACAGCCCGATTCAGACTTGCCAGAGCGATTTCCGCCGCTTATTAGCGTTGCTTCGCTTCCAAGCGACAGAATCGCTTCTCGCTGGCTTGTACGTTGCTCTGTTATGTCGCAATAGTCACATCGATACAGATTGCCTGAAATACGGCGCATCTGCCTTCCACAACCGCGCGCCCGATCGCTTCGTTGGCTCTTTCCGTCCCATCTATGACAATGTGGTTGCCATAGACGAGATACAGCAAGAGGATAGTTCTGCGCTATCCTCTCCAACTTGGAACTTGATTCCAAGTATCGCAACAGAAGTTTTTTATCCATAAATAACGAGAAGAACTGCAAGCCAGATTCGACGTAAAATAGTATATCTCTCGAAACATAAATTATGCCGTGCGGCGCGTTCTCTGCATCTCTTGATTTCGTGATCTGTTAGCAGGATCGTTTCGTATCCGAAAGACGTCCTGAACTTGATTGCGTGGTATTTCGATTCGCCCGTGTTGTATTGTGTAAGATCGTGCATTTTTGTTCTCCGTTGTTAGATTAAATTGTATTTCAGTAGAATCGCAAGGATGCTCAATGCAAGGCATATGAGCAACAGGGCTATATCTATATCAACATCTTGCTTTTTTCGTCTCATTCCTCATCCAGATCGATCACAGGGAGCGCAATAGGCCGAAGTCGCTCTTGTTGTATTCGCACCTCTTCCATTAGCGCAGGCACGTCCATTGTATCCTGATTAATCGTAATTTCAACCGGCGCGCGTTCTTTGTTGGTGAAACCGTGCCTTCTTTCAAGCAAGAAAGTTGCCGCCTTGACTGCTTCGTGCCCGCCTTCATTCATTGCAGAATGTAGCGTTGAAAGTGCTCTAATTGCGCTCATTGCTTCCGCGCGCTGGAACGCTTCGAAAAACTCCGCAAATTGTCCGCCTTTCGCTTCACGCCCTCGGCTCAGCCAATCATAGAGCGTTGTCTCCGAAATTCCTGCATATTTCGCAACGATCTCGCGAGTACATCCTAGTGATGTTGCTTCGAGAACTTTGCGCCGGTGCTTCTCAGTAAATTTAGTCTTTCTGCCCATTCTCTCGTTCTCTCTTCGCCCATTCTATCCGGCCCTCAATGATCGGATAGTACTCTTCTGTCATTTCGCATCCAATCGCATTAAAGTTCTCAAGACAAGCAGAAACGGCCGTCGTTCCAGATCCAAGGAAAGGATCGAGCACTGTGCCATTCGGTGGCGTGATTAGTCGACAGAGCCAGCGCATAACGCCG